AATATGCTAAATATATTAAGAGGTAAGCAATAATGACTGAAGATAAAAAAACAAACAACAGAACTCCGCGTTCTGCTGATACTCGAGCTACTATGAACGCTCGCAAACCATGGCGTCCCCCATCTATGTTGGAGACACCACCTGCACCTGAAGGTTATACCTATAGGTGGATAAGAGCCGAAATTGTCGGTCAGGAAGATAAAAAGAATGTAATGTCTAGGTTACGTGAAGGCTTTGAGCTTGTGCGTACTGAAGAGATTGGAGACTTTGAACTTCCTTCGATTGATGATGGAAAGCACGCTGGTGTTGTCGCAGTTGGTGGTTTGCTTTTGGCTAAGATTCCAAATGAAACACGTGAAGAAAGAAACGCCTATTTCTCAGAGCGTGCTCAACAGCAACAAGAAGCTATTGACAATGATCTAATGAAGGAATCAGATCCAAGTTCTCCGATGTTAAAACCTCAGAGAACATCAAGCGTAACTTTTGGTGGCGGTAAAAGAAGTTAATTCTTATACCGTTAAATAAATATTTAATTTAAAGGTAATAATATGTCTAATCAAAATGCACCTTTCGGATTAAAACCAGTAGGAAAAGTTGGTTCGAGTTATAACAGCGAAGGAACAACTGAATATAAAATTGCCTCTGGTGCATCTGGAAACATTTTTTCAGGCGACCTAGTGAAGATGACCAACGCAGGAACTATTTTAGTTGCTGGCGCTACGGATAATCCTGTACTAGGAGTCTTTAGAGGATGTCAATATACAGATTCAAGCGGAGATACGATTTTTTCATCGTATTGGCCTAATGGAACTGTGACATCTGACGCGGTGGCATTCGTAGTTGACGATCCTAATGCCTTGTTTGAAGTTCAATCAGCTGCTACTGGTTCAGTAGTGCAGACTGTTGTTGGTAACAACGCAGACTCTGTTTATACATCTGGTTCAACAATAACAGGTATCTCAGCTCTTGAAATTAGTGGCACTACTGCTGCAACTTCAGCCCAGCTAAGGATTGTGGGCGTTTCTACTGATCCTGAAAACAGCACCCTAGGTACTGGTTCAGCTTCAACAAACGTGAACTTGATTGTTAAAATTAACGAGCACTTCTATGCTCAAACAGTAGGGGTATAAATAATGGCTATTAATAGATCCCAATTAGCAAAAGAACTAGAGCCTGGTCTTAATGCCCTTTTCGGCATGGAGTATGCAAGGTACGATTCTGAACACGAAGAAATCTACGAGACAGAATCTTCAGATAGAGCGTTTGAAGAAGAAGTAATGATTGTTGGTTTTGGAAACGCTTCAGTTAAAGCTGAAGGAAGCGGAGTATCATTTGATAACGCTTCAGAAGGTTATACTTCACGTTACAACCATGAAACTGTTGCTTTAGCTTTTGCTCTTACAGAAGAAGCTGTAGAAGATAATCTTTACGATAGACTTGGTTCAAGGTATACAAAAGCCTTGGCTAGATCTATGGCTAACACTAAGCAGATTAAAGCTGCTTCTGTGTTAAACAATGCGTTTGACAGTAATTTTACTGGTGGCGACGGTCAACCACTTGTTTCTAGCTCTCACCCTCTTGGTGGTGGCGGAACTGCAAGTAACAGACCTTCAACATATACAGACCTTAACGAAACTTCATTAGAAGATGCGTTGATTTCTGTTTCAACTTTAACCGACGACAGACAATTACAAATTGCTCTGAAAGGTATGAAGTTAATTGTTCCACCTCAATTGCAGTTTGTCGCTGATAGATTAATCAACACTCCTGGTAGAGTTGGTACATCTGACAATGACATCAACGCTATTAGGAATATGGGTATGTGTCCTGATGGATATGTGGTTAACCACTATCTAACAGACAATGATGCTTGGTTCCTAAAAACAGATTGTCCAGATGGCTTTAAACACTTCCAAAGAAGTCCTATGTCAACAGCCCTAGAGGGTGATTTCGATACTGGTAACATGCGTTACAAAGCTAGAGAAAGATACTCTTTTGGTTTCTCCAACTGGAGAGCTGTTTTCGCTTCTCAAGGTGCTTAATTCTTAGCAATTGATAAAAGGGGTGCATTTGCACCCCTTTTTTTATATATAAAAAGTTACAAAAAGCTACCTATAATTAGATTCTTGATGTAGAATCTGAGTAAACCGAGGTATATTTATGAATACTGGTTTACATATGAGTATTAGCCTAGCTAACTCACCCTGCAATGGACGTTGCTCAACGTCAATGGCTCCCTTTGACGAAAGATGTCAAGGTTGCGGCCGAAATATAGAAGAAATAAGAGATTGGGAAACATATCCAGACTTTAGCAAAAAATTAATTAATGTAAAAAACTGGCTAGATGGTTATAATATTAGACAGAAGGAAGAATCTACAATGACAGCAAAAGACATTCAAAAAATAAAAGATATAGATGGCAGAATGACAACTGTTATAGCTTTAGTTGAGATGATTGGTAAAGATATGATAGATGAATTTGGTAAAGATCCAGCTATCAAAGACTCTTATCAAGCTTTATTTAAGTGCAGAGAAGAAATTTTAAAATCTAAAGAAAACTTCCCTCAAGACCTCTAAAGTAGTATAGTTATCTAAACCGAGATAACTCGTTGCACCAACTGACTCGGCAGACTTACTCCAAGATGGCGCAACATATTTAGTTAGGAGAAAATAATGGCTAAATCAACTTTTTCAGGTCCAGTCAAATCTTTGGCAGGATTTATTTCAGCAGGTTCAAATGCAGTTGTTAGTTTAACAGCAGATACAACCTTAACAGTAGACGATCACGCAGGAAAAATCTTGTTGTGTAATGATGCAGACGGTAAATTTACTTTACCTTCAATTGTTACAACAACACCTAGCGATCCTACAGATCCAAATCAATTAAATAATTTAGGAGCATCTTTTACATTTGTAATCGTAACAGCTGCTACTGATCTTGATATTAAAACTGATGGAACAGATAAGTTTGTTGGTGGATTGTATACAGGCGTAGATGACGCAACAGGTAAAACTTTTATCTCAGGTGCTTCTAACGATGTTATTACTTTAAACGGAACAACCAAAGGTGGATTAGCAGGTAGTATTGTCAAAGTGCATGCTATTGCAGGTGCTAAATACGCTGTAGAAGGAATTATTCTTGGTTCAGGAACTTTAGTAACACCATTTGCTGACGCTTAATTTTAGGAGCTAACTATGGCAGGTAGAATTGTAGGCTCAGATGTAAAAACAGCTACGACTGACTCCGCCGCTACAGGCGGAGCTGTCTTACAAGCAGGTAGATCAAGATTAAGGGGTTATATTATTGCTGGAGGAACTTCAGACGGTACTGTAACTTTTAGAAATGGATCTGTAACTGGTTCTACTCTTCTTATTGCTCCTTGCAACGCTAATGATACTGAAACTTTAAACATTCCAGATTCTGGAGTTTTATTTGAGGATGGTATTCACGTTGTATTAAGTAATATAGATAGAGTAACTGTTTTTCATTCTTAGTCATGGCTGAGAAGTCATCAATATCAAGAGTAGGAACAACTGAGCCTTTTGAATTACAAGTCTCAAGAGGCCAGATTTCTTATCACAAAACCAATTTTAAATTTGGCTTTAATCCACTAATTGTGGATTCCTTAGAAACCATTTGGGCGCAAGGCGGTTTATATACCTACCTATCTTCTGCTTCCACTCTTTATATATCAAGTTCATCAACAAATGATGATATAGCTGGTACTGGCGCAAGAACTGCAAAAGTTTCAGGTCTTGATGCTAACTATAATGAAGTATCAGTTACTGTTGACTTAGACGGACAAACTGGCGTACAACTCGGTGATGCTAGCAATTGGATAAGAGTAAACAGAATAGAGGTTTTAACAGCAGGGAGTGGTGGTGCTAATGCTGGTGTTTTATATGTAGGAACTGAGGCTACTCCTTCAAGCGGAGTACCTACTAATAAATATGCAACTGTAGCAATAGGTGACAACCAAACGCTTATGGCACTTTGGACAGTGCCAGCAGGGTATACAGCTTATCTATACGAAACTCATATAACCGTAGCAACAGAAGCTAATAATAAATACGGAATAGTAACAGTTCTTGCTAGACCTGATGGCGGTGTCTTTAATGTAAAAGATAAATTTACAACCGTTTTAGATACAGTAACGCAAAAATATAATTTTCCTTTAAAGTTTGAAGAAAAAACAGATATTGAAGTAAGAGCTATTGGTAGCTCTTCAAATGCTAATATTGCAATTTCAGCAGGACTAGATATTCTTTACATAGAAAATCCTTAAAAATTGTGTATTACAGAAATTAAGTTATAATTTTGTTACATGGCAGAATATAGAGGCAAAAAAGTTAAATTAAAT